GGGCGACTGAGGTCAACAAGTTTCTACAGGATGATTTGTTGCAGGCGGGCGAAGGCCTGTCTGCGGGGCACATCGACAGGCTCATCCAGCTTATCATCAAGGGCTCTGAGTTCAAGGAAATCTATGCGAAGACGCATCTTGGGCGCTATGTTGATAGCATCCATCAGTCAGCCGTCCTTGCTATGATGCCTTACCAGGGCTCCATCGCGGCGCGTAACAATTTTCGCGTCGAACCATCCATGGTCATGTTGTATGGCCAGCCTGGTGTGGGCAAGACCTTAATTGCCACACAGTTTGCTGCCGCTGTCATGCTCGAGAGTGGGCTCATGCCTGCCACGAGCCCTCCTTCGGACATTAAGAAGGAGATTTGGCAGAAGGGCACCAGTGAGTTCTGGAATGGATACGTTGGTCAGAAGGTGCTCGTGATGGATGATGCTTTTCAGCAGAGAGTTGATCCTACTGACAAGGAGAATGAGTGCATGTCCATCATTAGGATGGTCTCGAGTTGGGCTTTTCCTTTGAATTTTGCGGACTTGCCCTCTAAGGGTAGGATCTACTTTGGGTCCAAGTTCATTTACGGCACCACAAACCTCAGGTGCATTTTGTCAGAGGCGCTTAACGTCATTCAGGAGCCAGGAGCTGTCTTGCGGCGGATGAACTTCCCTTTGGCCATTAGGGTCAAGGAAGAGTATGCCTCAGAAGGCATGCTTAACTACCGCGCCTACGAGGCTGAGGTTGCACGTTGCGCCGATGACCCTCTGCCTTTTCATCGTTTCCCTTGGCACATCTGGGAAGTCGCCACTCATGATTTCGGCACGGGCGTCACCGGTGGGGACTGGAAGCCTCTCGGTGAGGCTGTCTTGCAGGTTGCTGCAGACATGAGGCAGCGCCTTGCGGCGCACACTGTCGCTGAGTCTAACCTCGACAGTGTCATCAAGGGCTACGCCTCCCCTGAGGTGGTGGCGCAGGCTGGCAGGGTCCACGCTGTGCCTGCCTTTGGCAGGTTCTCACCAATCCCTGCCATGGCGGAAGCGCGTGGCATGACAAATGAGGATCTCATGCGCGCCATCCGTGAGGACCGCGAGCGGAGGGAAAATCCATACCTTGTTCTTCCCAACTACACGGACACGTACCA